AAAATACTAAAAACTAAGGAGGTTGATTATGTTATTGCTAGTGATACTGACTCTATCTATTTGCACATGGGTCCTCTTGTTGAAGTTATATACAAGGAACGAGAGAAGACTACTGAAAGCATTGTTGGGTTCCTTGATAAGATCTGTGATGTGGAACTTGAAAAGTATATTTCGAGTTCTTACGAAGCGTTGGCCACGTACGTCAACGCTTACGAGCAGAAAATGTTCATGAAACGTGAGACAATAGCAGAGAGAGGTATATGGACAGCGAAGAAAAGATATATTCTAAATGCATGGGACATAGAAGGTGTAAGATTTGCAGAACCAAAACTCAAGATGATGGGTATTGAAGCAGTCAAATCATCTACACCTGCACCATGTAGAACTCTTATCAGAGATGCATTGAAAGTTATACTAACACAGACAGAACAAGATGTAATAGATTTTGTAGAAAAGGCAAGAGTAGACTTCAAGAAGTTACCTGCAGAAGAGATTGCATTTCCTAGATCAGTTTCAAATGTTACGAAGTATAAAAGTGCAAGTGGAATATATGCCAAGGGTACGCCCATTCATTCTAGGGGATCCTTACTTTTCAATCATCACATAAAGAAAAATAAACTAGATAATAAGTATAATATGATCAACAATGGCGAAAAGATAAAGTTTGTTTACCTCAAGAAACCCAATCCGATTCATGAAAATGTTATTTCGTTTATCAATCAATTTCCCAGTGAGTTAGGGTTACAAAAATATATCGACTACGATTTACAATTCAATAAATCTTTTATCGAACCTGTTCGGGCGATTTTAGATGCGATTGGGTGGTCACTTGAGAAAACTGCAACACTTGAATCTTTCTTCATTTAGTGCTATACTTTTAGAATCAGGACAAACTATTTTGGATCTTCCAATAAATGAAAAAGAACTTGGCACTATTGTCAAGGCATTGACACTTGGTGGCGATACAGCATTGTATCAGAAACTAAAGTTAGTAAAGGAAACTATCGAGGCAAACCCCGGTGGACCATATAAAAAAATCCTAAGAGAAACACACGGAATGGTAATTTGATGAACTTTTTTGATGATGTAATCAAGGAGGTAGGGAAAGACACTGCAAAGTTGTCTTCAAATCTAGAAAAATCTCACACTTTTTTAGATACAGGTTCCTATGCCTTCAATGCACTCTGTAGCACATCCATATTTGGAGGTGTATCAGATAATAAAATCACTGCTATAGCAGGTGCAGAAGCAACGGGCAAAACTTTCTTTGCCCTTTCTATCTGTAATAATTTTCTGAAATCAAATCCTAAAGCAGGAGTTGTATATTTTGATTCAGAAGGTGCAATCACAAGTGAAATCTTAGAAACAAGGGCAATCGATCCTACAGGTAAGCAGTTCCTAACAATTGACTGTTTGACGATAGAAGACTTCAGAAATGTTGCATATAAAATACTAGACAAGTATAATAGTCAGGACGAGGCAAATCGACAACCAATGCTTATGGTTCTCGATTCACTAGGAAACCTTTCTACAGAAAAAGAAACCAAAGATATAGCGGATGGTAAATCAGTTCGTGATATGTCTAAGGCACAACTGATAAAGGGTGCATTCCGAGTTCTTACACAGAAACTTAGTCAAGCAAAAGTTCCCCTTATTGTACTAAATCACACCTATGATGTTATTGGATCTTATGTCCCCACAAAAGAGATGGGCGGTGGTAGCGGTCTCAAGTATGCTGCCACTACTATCATATACCTTAGTAAGTCTCAGGAAAAAGAAGGAACCGAAAGAGTCGGAAACATTATCAAAGCAAAGGTTGCTAAGTCGCGTATAAGCAAGGAGAATAGTCAAATTGCTACACGTTTATATTATGATAAGCGTGGTCTGGACAAATACTATGGTCTTCTAGAACTTGCTGAGAAAGGAGGTATCTGGAAGAAGGTCTCAACTCGTTACGAAGTTGATGGCAAAAAGATATTTGGTTCTGAAATTATGAAGAACCCTGAAAAATACTTCACTCAAGAAGTACTAACACAAATTGACACTGTTGCAAAACAAACATTTAGTTATGGAAACGGAGAGAGTACCACTAACGATACTGAGCAATCTACTTCATGATGAGGTGTACGCTCGTAAAGTTCTCCCATTTATTCGTGATGAATACTTTGAAGAGAGAACTGATCGTGTAGTATTTCAACAAATTGCAGAATACGTCAAATCATATGATGGACTTCCTACCAAAGAAGTTCTTCATATCGAGGCAGAAAAACGTGATGATCTTACACAAGATGAGTTCTCTTTAGTTGAGAACCTGATTGATGCTTTGCATGAGTCAACATCTGAAAGAGCATGGGCACAAGATACAACAGAGTCATGGTGTAAAGAGAGGGCAATATATCTTGCACTGATGAAAAGTATTCAGATTGCTGATGGTCAAGATGAGAAGCATAGTAATGATGCAATACCAGACATACTCAAGGATGCATTATCAGTAGGATTTGATCAGCATATAGGACACGATTACATAGATGATTCTGAAGGAAGATACGAGTACTATCATAGAAAAGAAAATAAGATAGAGTTTGATCTTGAGATGTTCAATAAAATTACTGCAGGTGGTATATCCAATAAGACTTTGAACATAGCACTTGCAGGAACAGGTGTTGGTAAATCTTTATTCATGTGTCACTACGCTGCTAGTGTTTTACTACAAGGTAAGAATGTCTTATACATCACATGCGAGATGGCAGAAGAAAAGATTGCAGAAAGAATTGATGCTAATTTGCTGAACACAAATATCAAAGAGGTTGCAGAATTACCTAAAACTGTATTCGAGAAAAAGATAAACAAACTTAGAGAAAAAACTCAAGGTCAACTTATTATCAAAGAATATCCTACTGCATCTGCACACGTAGGACACTTTAGATCTTTATTGAGTGAACTCAAACTGAAAAAGAATTTTGTACCTGAGATTATCTTTGTAGATTATCTGAATATCTGTGCATCATCTAGGTACAGAAGTGCAGTCAATGTCAATTCATACAATTATGTCAAGGCAATAGCAGAAGAACTTCGTGGTCTTGCTGTAGAGTTTGATCTTCCTATCTTCTCTGCCACTCAAACTACAAGGGGTGGTTTTACCAGTACAGATCCTGATCTTACAGATACATCAGAATCATTTGGTCTTCCTGCAACTGCTGACCTCATGATTGCACTCATCAGTAGTGATGAACTAGAAGAACTAGGTCAGATCATGGTCAAACAATTGAAGAATAGATACAATGATCCGACATATAACAAAAGATTCGTAGTGGGTATTGACAGACCTAAGATGAGGTTATATGATTGTGAGCAAGAAGCACAAGATGACATCTTAGATACCAATGTTGACACTTCTAAACCATCTTCTCAAGATTCCAAAGCAAAGTTCAACGACTGGAAGTTCTAACTCTTACGGTGATGTAATGAAAACTTACAAAATCAATTACTGTGCTATAATAAAACAAAATTGGAGTGATTATGTCCGGAGATTACGAGACCCACAAGGATAACCAACCACATAAAACCTATGCAAAAGTGGACTTGGATAAGTATGCTGTATTCGTGGATGGTGTCACATCCGTTCCCAGTAAGAATTATCAATCGTTTATTGACAGTCTTAGTACCCTTGATGGACAGGGTGCCCATATTGAACGTCTTCTTACTGCTTCCGTTGGTATTAGTGCTGAAGGTGGTGAGTTTATGGAAATCGTCAAGAAGATTATATTTCAAGGTAAACCTTGGAACCACGATAATAGAGAACATCTTATTATTGAGTTGGGTGACGTTATGTGGTACGTGATGCAAGCATGTGCTGCCTTGAATGTGACTCTTGATGAGGTCATAGAAGGCAACGTAGAAAAACTCAAGAAGCGTTACCCCGGTGGAGATTTCGATGTACACTACTCGGAAAACAGAGCAGCAGACGATAGGTAGTTGACAAAGGTGTAAAGTTATGTTACTATAAATAACGTTAGTGAGATCTTGATCTCAACACAATACGAAGGACCCGAAAGTATCGTAACCCTGAGTACAACTGCTCTCAAACCAAGACCTATAGGCAGTATAATACTTCGTCTTTAATATCCACCAGTGAGGGATTGGTGGAAATAAGTTTCGCATGTACCCTTCATGCCCTACTTACAAACGTCTTTTTAAATGACAACCTCTAATTTAACACGTAGATCAGGTGGTATCCTACAGGGATGGCCTGAGTTCTGCGAATGGGTAACATCAACTAACAACAGAATCTATGTTGGTTGGTTCGGTGTACTCATGATTCCATGCTTACTCGCAGCAGCAGCATGTTTCATCGTTGCATTCATTGCAGCACCTCCAGTCGATATCGACGGAATCAGAGAACCAGTAGCAGGTTCATTCTTATATGGTAACAACATCATCTCAGGTGCAGTTGTTCCATCATCAAACGCAATCGGTCTACACTTCTACCCAATGTGGGAAGCAGCAACAGTAGATGAGTGGTTGTACAACGGTGGCCCATATCAGTTGATTATCTTCCACTTCCTAATCGGAATCTCTGCTTACAT